TAATATAGAAAAAATAACAAAACACTATCACAGAGAAGTGAATGGTGAGGCTTTACAATTACACGTTAAGGAATGGGATATGGATGTTTTTTATAAAAAAACATACCCGTTTGTTGTGGAAAGTAAAGTATTGGATCTACAAGCAAAGGGCCATATTGTAGAGGCTTTAATAGAATCTTTAATTCAAAAAGCATTAGATAAAAGTGGAAAAAAGATTTTTAATGAAGCAGACAGGGTAGTGCTTATGAACGAAGCAGATCCAAGTGTTATAACAAAAATAGCAGGCACAATCAATAACGCGGCTTTAAAACCAAAGATTGATGATTTAGTAAAGGAGTAGAAACCAACGTTGAGACAAGGTTTCTACTTGTGTTGGGTGATAGACTTAAAAAAAGTTTATCAGAAGTAATGGAACTAACAACGTTGGAAATAGATATGTGGTTAGCATACATTAAAAGTGAGAACGACGCATCCAACAAACAAATGAGGGCAATGAAAGCCAAAAGTAAGGCTAAAAGAAGATGACGACACAAACATATAACATTAAAGCCAAAGTATCGGGCAAACGTGATCTTGATGGATTAAAAAAAGCATTAGGGCAAAATCAAAAAGCCTTAATGTCTATGAGCAAGGCGGCGGCGATAGCCGGTGTTGCTTTAGCGGCTATTGGAACATATAAGTTTTTAAAAGGTTTAATACAAGTTGGAAAAGAAGTTGAATCATTACAATTAAGATTTAAGTTCTTATTTGGATCAACAAGAGAAGGTGCCAAAGCATTCCAAACCTTAACTGACTTTGCCGGAGAAGTCCCGTTTAGTCTTCAAGATATTGCGGCGGCTTCAGGAAACTTGGCCATTGTATCGGCTGATGCTGAACAATTAAATGAAAACTTAAGACTTACAGGTAATATTGCGGCAGTAGCAGGCTTGGACTTTAAGACAACGGGTGAGCAATTACAAAGAGCGTTTTCAACAGGGGCCGCTGCGGCAGATATTTTTAGGGAAAAAGGTGTATTAGCCTTATTAGGTTTTCAATCAGGTATGACGATTACACTTGAAGAAACTAAAAAAAGATTTAAAGAAGTATTTGGTGAAGGTGGAGAATTTGGAAATGCGGCAAAGGAATTTGCCGGAACATTAGAAGGAACACTTTCGATGTTAGGGGATAAATTCTTTAGTTTTCAATTAGGAGTAAATGAACACTTTTTTGAAGCACTTAAAAAAGAATTAGGCGACTTAAACGCATTTTTTGATGATAACCAAGATGGCATAGATAATTTTGCTAAACAAGTTGGCGAAGCATTAGCAGGCGCAGTAATAAATGCCGGCGAGGCTATACAATTTTTAAGAGCAAACATAGGAGTTTTAAAAGTAGTATTAGGTGGCCTTGCTCTAATAATAATAGTAAATCAATTCATTAGTTTAATCAACGTATTAGCCAAATTACGTGCGGGCATAAGAATGCTGACGATGACTATGGCGTTAAACCCAATATTGGCTGTTGGAGTTGCTACCGCGGTAGCAGGAGCAGTAATATTCAAAGAAGAGATTGCTGAAATGTTTGAAAACATTGAAGAATTAGTAGGTGGATTCCAAGAATTAAATCACGAGCAAGATCTTTATACGGACAGCATTTTGAGAATGGCGGGCGTAATGGAAGCAGAGAAAAAAGCGATGAAGGAGAAACTTGAACTCTTTAAGAAAAACTTAAAGATACAAGATGCGTGGGAGAAAAAGAACAAATCACAATTACAACAAATACGAAGATTAGGTGAAACTGAATTAGAACAAATAGCAAGGATTCAAGAAGAAAGATTAAAAATATTAGAAGGTGCTTTAAAATCAGGTGCTATTGTAGAACAAGAATTTGCTGAATTAAGAATTAAAATAGAAGAAGATGTAGCATTAAAGAAAAAAGCAATAGCCGATAAAGCATTACGAGAAGAAATTAAAAGACAAGAAGCAAGATTAAGTGCTGTAAAAGATGGTAGATATAAAGATTTAGATTTAACAACAGCAACAGAAGAAGAAAAAAGAGATATAACCGTTGCGGCAGGTAAAAGTGCTTTAGAACAAATGGCTCAAGTTAATAAAAGAGCATTTGAACTTAATAAAGCAGTAGCAATAACAGAAGCAATTATAAACACATATCAAGGTGCTTCGAAGGCATTAGCACAAGGTGGTATATTTGGACCGTTTTTAGCGGCGGCTATTGTAGCATCAGGTTTGGCACAAGTAGCAATGATTAGAAATCAATCCTATCCAGGTAGAGAAGAAGGTGGATCTGTAATGGGTGGCAAGCCATACGTTATAGGGGAAGGTGGCCCGGAAGTTATGGTGCCCGGTAGATCAGGAACCGTTATACCAAACGATACAGCAGGTGAAGGAAAAATAGTTAATATTAGTTTTACAATAAACGCAGTGGATACAAGAGACTTTGACAAATTAATTAGATCAAGACAAGGTGTATTCATTGGTATGATAAATCAAGCATTAAATGAACAAGGAAGGAGAGCATTAGTATAATGAGTGGAACGTTCCCAACAACAGGATTTAATACTATGGAGTTTAAGAGTAATACTCAAACGAGAACAACTCAAACACTTTCAGGTAGAACACAAAGAAAACAAATAAACTCACAATTTTGGAGTTTTAAATTAGTATCAGTTCCGTTAAGCAGAGACAATTATATGCCTGTTATGGCATTTGTTATGAAGCAAAGCGGTAAGTTTGATTCATTTACGGTAGTGCCGCCAATAGTAGGTAGCACAAGTGGATCAGCATCAGGCACACCAACTATAACACAAAGTTATGCGGCAGGTGTTAGTGATGTAAGATCAAACGGTGGTAGTGGAACTTTAAAAACAGGTGATATGATTAAGTTTAGTAATCACGATAAGGTTTATATGCTGACAGCAGACGTTAATCAAGATGCTTCAAGTGAAGATTACATTAATATATTCCCAAGTTTAAGAACAGCAATTGATAGTTCAACAACAATAACATACAACAACGTGCCATTTAAAGTATTCTTAACAAGCGATAACCAATCGTTTCAAGTAGGGAATCCAAAGTTTTTTACATACGAATTATTAGTTCGAGAGGATACGTAATGCCCAGAAATCTTGATAGTAGTGTTCAGGACGCTTTAACACAATCAAAAATCCTATCAGCAGATTTAATTGAAATACATTTTGATACACCAGTGTATTATACAAATGCTAATTTAGATATTTCATATGATAGTATTACAGCACCAGATAGCGGAGCAAACTCTTATTTGGCTCAAGGACAATTTTTAGAGTTTGGTAATGTTAAAGAAAGTGGAAGTATTACCGTTAATACATTAGATATAAGTTTTACAGCAGTAGATTTAACTACAATAGGTTTAGTAATGAATAACAATTACATTGATAAACGTGTAGTATTATATCGTGTTATATTTGATTCATCAGGTGAGTTTAATGGTAATAAAGTATTTCAGTTTTTTGATGGAAGAATAACTGCTTGGAAAATTAGTGAAGCACAAGAAACAGCAACTTTAACAATACAATGTGCGAGTCAATTTGCGGACTTTGAAAAAACAGCAGGAAGAACAACAAGCATAGCAAGTCAGCAAATATTTTTTAATAACGACAAAGGTATGGAATTTAGTAATCAAATAGTAAAGGATATAAGATGGGGCAGAGAATAGACGTAATACATACAAGACATTTAACATTAGAAGATGCCAGTGCTGTATGTAAATTAGGTTATAAAGCATTACACGAAACAGGTTTGTTTGGTGTTGATTATGACGAACAACATTTTTATACACACATTAGAAGAGGATTAGTAAGTCCTTTTTGGCAGGGTAGCATAGGCTTATTTCATAATGATGAAATAATTGGTTTTGCTTTTTTAAACATTAATCAATTACCTTGGGCACCTAATAGAGAAGTTGCTACATTACAATACTATTATATTTTACCAGGTTATAATAATAATCAAACTACAATAAAATTATTCAATGCTGTTGATGACTATTGTCAAAGTAAAAAATTAGCGGCATTAAGAATAAGCAATAAAAATGTAAAGGATGATAGTTTGTTGAATATGGGATTTAACACAGAGGAAAGAATTTATATAAAAGAATATGACATACAAGATTAGAAAATGGGAAAAACAAGACACGCCTTCTTTATTAGACATAGGAGAAACTATGTGGGCGGAAGGTGCTTATAGTCATTTAAAATTCTCCAAAACAAAATTAAAAAAAACATTAGATTTTATATATGCTAATCCGCACAAAGGAATGGGGTGGGTAGCAGTAAAAGATGGAAAAATTATTGGAACAATGATAGTTCATTTAACATCGTATTTTTTTAGTAATGAAATATTATGTAATGATTTAGCATTATACGTTTATCCAAATGAACGTAAGAGTGCTTTTGTGCCAATAAGATTAATTAAAACAGCAACTAATTGGGCAAAAGAAATGGGAGCAAAAGAGTTTTGTCCAGCAAGTAGCGTAGCAGTAGCAAGTGATAAGGTAGAAAAACTTTACAGGTTTATGAAGTTTGAAACCGTAGGTCATTTGTTTAAAAAGAGGTTATAATATGTGTCCAAGTCCAAGTGATATATTTGATGACGTAATTGAAGTGTTTGAAGACATTGTAGATACGTTTGTAGATATTGTAGAAACGGTAGTTGATGCTACATTAGATATTTTTAATATGGCGTTAAGCATTGTAGGTATGCCGTTTGGATTAGATATGGGAGCACCAGGACAAGCACAAATGGATGCCCAACAAATACAAGGTGTTTTAGTTAATAAAGAGTCAGCAGTAAATCCTATACCAATTGTTTATGGCACAAGAAGAGTTGGTGGATCAAGAGTATTTTTAAGCACAGATGGTGATAGCAACAAATATCTTTATATTGCTTTAGTGTTAAGTGAAGGACAAGTAAATGGTTATACAAAATTATATTTAGATGATAATGAAATACCTTTAAGCAGTTATACACACGGCACGGTAGCAACTCCATCAAGTGGAGACTATACAGGTAGATTACAAGCACAATTTTTTGATGGTAGAGATAGCCAAGCAGTATCAAGTGTTTTACAAGAAACACCTAATTGGACAGCAGAACATACACTATCAGGATTAAGTTATCTTGCGTGTAGGTTTGAATGGAAGAAAGTTGAAACACAAGAAGACGCAGATAATAATCC